GTATTGTAGATGTATCTACAAATGATAATACTTTTAATAGTCATATTAGAGAGTATTGGGCAAACTTTAGTATTCCTCTACCTCCTGATAATACTAATAAAAGAGATACAGCTCAAGGTATTGAAATTAAAATTGCTCTTACTTTATTAACTGCTAATGCTATTGAAAAATTTCAAAAAGCAGAACGAATTGAAGACAAATTTAAAGTTATTCATGACTTATTAGAATACCAAGAAGAAGACGGTGCTACTAAATCTGTTATTTTACAAGCTGAATATTATGCTGATTTTGTTAAATTAGCTTTTAATGTATTATTATAGTTTATGTTACTTTATTAATTTATTAAAAAACCCTTCTATTACAGAAGGGTTTTATTTATTTATTCTTATTCTGTACGGGCTTATACAGCAGCGTCACAGTATAAAGAGAAACAATGGGTGTTACGTCTAATTGCAACACCAAGTGTTTTTAAGAAGTGAACAGCAGATTTATCTTGAGAAGTAGATACAACTAAATCTTTTCCATTACCTGAGTAATCAGAAAAATCTCCACTTGAACCTTTCAATAAAGTCATACCTTGTTCGATACCTCTTACCATAGAACGACCTTTTTGGTTAACTAATTGTACATTGTTTTCTCCATCATAAACTGACATATCAACAAAGTGCATTTCGTAAGATGATAATGGTCTACCTGAAGTATAGTGAACAGGAGATTTATCAGCATAACCAGAGTGGTCTAAATAAGGCATAGTAACAACAGATACCATATGACCATCAATATGACGGAAATGAGTAAATGCAGCACCAAAAGTAAGATTCATTGGAGAACCAGTAATAGTACTATTAAGAGCACCTTGGTAAATAGTCCAAGATTTAGCCTCTGTCATAATAGCATTAGAAAATTCTTCTTTTCCACTAGTACCAGTATATAAAACTACATTTACATTTTGTTTGTCAGATGCACCATAAAAAATATCGGAAATAATCTTATTAATTTTCTTAAAAGTAAGAACACTATAAGTACCTTTATTAGGAATCTGAGCTTTAAGACCAGCGCCATATGGAATTGGTAATCCAGTATCAGGGTCAATAGTTAAAATGTTTCCATTTGCATCACGATTGTATTGTGATTCCCAAAGAGATTCTTCACATGAACGTTTAAAATTCATTTCATGTTCATACTCTTCAAATGGTTGCCATAACTTAGTAGTACCATTTTTAGTAGGCAATAAATACTCTACTGTACGGTTACCAACATTACCAGCAAATTCATATGATTTTCTAATAATACCAATTTGATTTTTAGCTTTTCCAGGAGTACGTCTATTACTTTCGTTACCAACAGAGTAAGCTTCAGATACGTTGGCAGCACCAATCATTGCCCATTTTGTACCTGTTTTAATCTCGTCAATAGGTAAGTTAGGAGTAGAAGCATTCTTAACTAATTGTAAAGCATAAAGATAACCATTAGCAACCTTTACAGGTCTACGAATAACACGACACCAAACATTGTTAGGAGATACAACGTTATGTTGAAACTTAAGAAAGGCATCTTTAAATACTACCATAATTTCTTCTCCTTGAATATTACCAACAGCGGTAACACCAGTGTAACTATGAGATACAACTTCCGATGTATGTTTAAGCTTACCAAAGATAGGCCATTCATATTCAACGTCTTCTATACCTTTCCATTGAACACCTTTCATTTGTCCCTCTGTAAGAAATAATAAAGGAAAAAGTTTTTGTTCATTTCCTTGAAGAAATGTTACTACAGGGTTAATAACATCACTTTTTGACATTCTAGCCTTAGCTAAACTAAGGTTAGATGTGTACCCATCTTCATTATATGAAGGATGAATCATAATTCTAGCTGCTTCCATTCTTTTTTTTTGTTTGTAATAATTAATATTTAATAAAGGGTTTAATGACTAACGATTTATCTCCCCAAGAGAAGGTATGTAATTGTCATGTGTTTTAGGTTTTGCTCCTTTATCACTATTAGCATTACGTTTGTTATTTTTTGCCATTCGTTCTCTTAAACCTTGTACGCTATTAGTAGTAGCAATATTTTTAGCTAAAGCTGAAATATCATTACCTTTATAACGTAAGTAAGACATTAGTAAGTCACTTTCTACTGTATCTTTCTCTGCATCTAGCATATCTTGTGATTTGCCATTTTGTACTGGAGAAGTCAAGTAATTAAGAAAACCTTCTCGCTCTGGAAGAGGAATGTTAATGTTAGCCAGTTTACCGTTTTTAACAGTAGTAGTAACCGAGTTCCAATAAGCTTTCGCTTCTTCTTGTGCGTCTATCTCTTTTTGTTTAAGTGCATTATCAACTTGTTGTTGATTTGTAATTTGATGTTGTTTTAATACTTTTAAATTATCATCAACTTCAATGTTGTATTCTTCTTCACCAAGACTATCCAAATACTTTGAATAAGCGGGTGTTAATGTTCTACCACTTACTTTATAAGCTTCCGTGATATATGCTTTTTTTACTTCTGTAGATAATGATTTAAGGTCAACATTATCATAGTTTACAGCATTAGCTTTAAAACCTTCAGCACTACCATGTAATTGTATGTGTTTACGTAGCGCGTCTAATTCAGGGTTATTTTGCATATACTGTGCAACACTTCTATTATCTACAACTTTAACTACTTTATTAACTAAATCAACAATAGAATCTTCAGTATCATCAGGCATGTAATCATCACCATAAGAAATATTAAAATTCTTAGCTAAAGCGTTCATAACTGTTCCTACTGTAGTTGTTTCTCTATAAAGTTCAACTTTAGTTTTAACAACTTCACCAGCAGCATTAACAAAATTACCTTGTTCATCAACTGGTAAAGTATCTGTACTAATAAAGTGTTTAACTTGTTCAGCAGTATATAATACTTTTCCCTCTGCGTCTACAACAGCACCATCTTTATTAAGAGCTTGTCCACCAAAAGCATCTACAATATCTAATAATTGGTCGTTTTCTTCATCTGATAATGTGTCACTAGTTTTATTTGTAAGTATATTAACTAAATCATCAAAAGATTTAATAGTAGAAAGTTCTTTATTAGCATTTGCTTCCTCTTCAGTAGTAGATTGGGTATTAGTTTGTTTTGTTGCGTCTTCTTCTTCTTCTTCAATAGTACTAGGGGCGGGATTTTTATTTGCAACATCAATTTCATTGCCCGTAGTTGAAGGTTGGTTCGTGGGTGGTTGTGGATTGTGTATGTTATCTAAAGATACATCATTTAATGAGTCTATGTTGGTAGCATCATTATTGTTTTTACTTTCTATTATCATAACGGTTTAATTGATTACTTATTTATTTGTTGTTTTCTTTTGTGATAAAGCTTTTGCTTTTAAATCTAATTCTTTATTATCTTTATTAACAATATGCTTATCCATTTTTTCTTTTCTATTAGCCTCTCTAGTTTTTAATTGTTCTTCAAACGAATTATCTTCCATTACGGGCTCAGCACTTTCATTACTGCCAGAAGCATCTAAACCTCTACCATCTAACATTCTGTCTGCTGTGTATTTAACGCCTTCAAGTTTACTATCAATTTCATATACTTTAAGTTCATCAGCAGCAGCTTGTAGTTCAGCCTGCATTTCTTGTAATTGAACAGCTCTTTCATGGTCTGCTTGAGCAGCTTGTTCTGTTACCATTTGTTGTACTTTTTCCATCTTCTCTAATAATACACTAACTTTAGATGTACTATTAGTAGTATACATTTTACTAACAGTAGAAGCAGATGCACCATTTTGTATCATAGAACCTGCAAAACTTCTCATAGCTTCGATACCTCTAGTATTAGTAGTAGCATCTTTTACAAATACATTATAATTAGACGATGCATGATAATTGGCATCATCAATATTCATTTCAAATACACCACGAGAACCATCACTATAAATATAAGGTTCTTTAATTCCATTAATCCAAGCACCTTTAGATATATCTAATAAACCCTGATAGTCTTTTTCTACCATTTTATCAAAAGAACTTACTAAATCATAAGTAATAATAGCACTACGTACGATAGCTTGTTCAGTTGTTGCTTTACCAGCATATTGACTAACATCAGAATATCTTTGAGCATTCATACCAATAGCTTCCCAATATTCGTTTTTAGTTTGTACAACTAAATTACTAATTTCTGCTATAATACCATTCAATGACATATCAACAGATTTAATCATTTGAGCGGCAAAAGAAGCATTAGGTGCAGCTTCATCAATCCAAAGTACAGATGTTGCATCCATATGATAAGCTTGTTTAGCTGTACTAATACCTTTAGAACGTGGTACTAAACCATATGGCATAACTAATACTTTATCTTTATTTTTATTGATTAGTTTTTCCATACTGAACTTTAATACATTAATAGTTCTTTGGTAAACGAAACCTTCTTTTACAATAGAATTTATTTCTCCTATTCTACTTCTAGATATAATACCATTATAACAAGATTTTAAATTACCTTTAGAATCTACATCAGAACGGTCAAATGGAACTTCGCCACATTTAAAGAAATAATCCATAACTTTGTAACCTTGTATTTTACAAGTGTACCATTCTTTAGAAATTGATATATCCCCTAATTCTGGGAGCAATTCATAATCCGCAGTAACTTCTTTTTCTTGTTCAATTCCAAATTCATCTATATAAGATAAAATATAAACATCTTTATAAGAAGTATATACAACATGAAAAACTTCTATTCCATCTGTATAAGCAGACATAGGTATTTTAGAATTAATATAATTATTTCCTGTCATACCTCCATTTCTACCAGTAGTTGTATAATTAGCATTGTATTCACTATACCCATTATTAACTTCGTCTTGAAAAGCTTTTATTTGTTCTTCTTCTAAATCTCCTTGAAGCATCTCTAATATAGCATACGGAGACATTAAACGACGTCTAATATGAACTTCTGCATCCTCTACAAAAGGACTACCTTCTTTCATATTTACAACAAACAATTGATTTCTCGGTATATGTTCATATACTACTTCATTATTAATAATGTCTTTATAAGTTACACAACCACCTGTTACAACATAATCATAAAAAGCTTCTGTAAGTTTAAAGTCAATATCACAATAGAATCTAATAAAATCAAGAGCCTCTTGTCCTTTAATTAAAGTACTATCATTAAAAGTAGCATTAAATTCGTTAACTACTTTATCAAGTTCAGGCATAGGATTATCTTCACTAGCTTGTATACCGGTTACTTTTTGGAATTCTAAAAGAACCTTCTTTTTATGCCATTCTTTAATAAGCATATTTAAAGCACTAGTGCGAGAAATATCATCATTAGGATTTAAGTTTACAACTTCATATTCATGTGACCTTGTACCAAATTCTCCTATTAATAATTTAACAATACCCATAAGGATATTGTGATTTTGTAGTTTAGACTTATACATAAAATCAGTATCAGCACCTGAATCTTGATTAGTAGAACCAAAGATAGCTTTATATTCTGAAAAATCTATAACACCTTCTACAGCAGCAAATAATTTATTAATTTCTTCATACTCTGCTTTCCAACCTGAAGTATCAATATGATGTACAATAGTCTCCTCTATATTAGTAAGACCCGTATTATTATCTCTAATAGACTTTTCAGTCATTGTTAGTAATTGATTTGGTAATGGCATATTTGTTTATTTAAAGTAGGAATCTATTTCAATTCCTGTTATACTATCTTGCTCGTTATATATACTATCATTGCTAGTTCCACTAAAAGGATTATTAAAATAATCTTCTGCTTCTGCTCTAGGTCTTTCAGGTACTTGTTGCTTATAAAGAGCTTCCTTAATATCATACATACCAATTAATAAACATGATACCCTATCTGCATTTTTAGAACCGTCATACTTCAATAACTCTTTCAATATAGGTAAATCATATATTAAATGCAAATTTAATATTGTATTTCCATGAATATCTTTACCCCTCGGACTAATAAGCCAGTTCTTTAAATAGATAATTGCAGTGCCTTTTCTTTGTGCGTTCCCTCCTATCGAGATACCGTATTTTCTGCCCAATCCGCCCTTTTGTACTTCCGATTGATGTTGAAAGGTCGTTTCAGTTTTTAAAAGGCTAATAAAGCCTAATTTTAAGGCATTTGCATATACATCACCTCTATCATTTTCGTAAAGAACCTTACTACCAAAGTATGTAGCACCTAAGAACATTTGATGGTCATAATCCGTTGTATCAGGAGTTCTACCTACATATACTGCAACAATTTTATCACCTTTAGACACAGTCATATTATTAGCAGCTTCATAAATAATTGTACAAGCTAACGAGTCTTTTGTAGTAAAAGTATCTTTATCTTTAGATATAGCAAAAGGGTCAACCCAAGTATGATAAAGATTCTCAGGTATTAATCCAGTAGCAGGGTCTCTATAAGGCTCGTCGTATATAACCCAACAACCTCTAGAATCTTCTGATTTAGCAATAGGATAATTACGTATGGCTCTAGCAGTTAATAGTAATTCATCATCATCCATAAGAGCTCTATCTCTAAAAACTACTTTATTGTTTTTAAAATTAAATACACCTTCACGTCCAACAGGATTTTTACCATTAAGTTTACTAACACGTTTAAAATGGGCATCAATTAACTGTGCATTAAATATTTCACTTTTAGCTCTACTAAAAGCTTGAGAAGGTTTTTTAGGTTCTTCCATTAAGTGACTTGTAATTTTAGCATCATCTTGACCATAACGTAGTAAATCTTTACGCTCGAACTCAATAGCTCCTTTTACATTACTATTACCATGTCTATCAATAAGTCCAGGTTTAGACATAAAACAAGGGTGAAAAAATCCACAACATTCTTCTGTAGCTTCATCATCCCAATTGTTTACAAAAGCAAGGAATTTTCTACTTATAACATTATAGAATAAATCCTCAAAACCTGCCCATGCATTTTCAGTTCCACCACCAGTTCCAAATACAATCATAAGACCAGTCATTCTTGTACCATCTTCAAGAGATTTTAATGTAGCATCAAGTACATCAGAAAGATTAGCACATTTTCCTGCTTCTTCAATAAGTATTAAATCAGCATCTTTACCCCTGATTTTACCACCATCTTTTCCAAGTATAGCAGTATATATATTAGAAAGAAAACCTCGTTTAGAAGGGTCACCTCTACGTCTGTATCCAATTTCAATATGTTCAAGAGCATTATGTATTCTACCTTTATTCCAATCAGTATTACTATTTAAGTTATCTAAGAAAGCAATAACTTTATTCATAGTTCCATCTTCAAATAAAGATGCACTATCATATGCAGCAACTACAGAAGTACTTTGTCTATATAAGTTAGCTTGATTAGCAACTAACCACCCATTTTTATAAGAGTACCCTTTACGTCTAGCTTTACCTACAACAATATGTCTACCTACTCTCTTAGCTAATTCTATAGATTTATAGAAATAATAATCTCCATCCCAAAAAGAAGGAAACATAGCAGATTTATTTATAATACCTTGTTCTATTTTATGTAATTGTTCACCATTAGGAGAAAGCACTGCTCCACCTTTAACTTCAAAATCTTTTGAAGCTTGAATTTTAGAATAGTTTAAGTATCCATAATGTTCTCCAGTTATATGTATCTGTTGAACTTCATAGATACCTTTTTCATTCATTTTAAGTTTACCTGGAAGTATAAGCCCTTCTTTACATTTTCTTTCTTCTTCGTCCCAAAAAGCTTTATATTCACGTCTATCCCATTTAGGATGTGCTTTAGTATAACAACCATACTTTTGAAAATGCTTTGCAGCAAGAGATGCTTCTGAAGTATTAACAAAAGCTATATCTTCAAAGTCGAACATCTCTAGTACATCTTCAACATCATTTTCAGGATTAATATAAGGAGTGGAAGTAAAAGGGGTTTGATATATTTCTTGATTAATACCCATAGTGGGAATTAAATCTTCGAGACTATGAACAAGGTCATAAGCAGTGGAATCAAATCTTCTCATAGACTATATAATTATAGGTTTAATAGAAGAATACAACTGTATATAACGAGATAATACAGATGTAGTAATAATAAAAGAATATCCTAATAATATATCATGCTCAGTAGCTAAGTTATAAAACATACCAGGAAGAGGTAAATAATCAAAGCTATCATTATCTGTAGCATATTCAAAATTTATACTATTAGTTTCTAATTTA